CTTCATCGCTGTCTCGACCATTGCCTTACCCTCACCCTCCGTTCACCGTCCGCCCAAGCGGGCCAGCAGCGGCGAGGCCGGAGGTGGAGCCTCCTACTCCGCGCGCGTGGTCGGCGCGCGCGGGAGTGCTGCTGCTGGTCCGCCTCGGCGGGCGGGCGCTCATAACGCTCACAGCGTCAAAAACCCGCGCGCATTCGGGCCCTCGTAAGGGGACTGCTCCTCAACCGGCTGCCTGATCGCCAGACCCAGCGCCATCACGAGCGCGACGACGCCGTCTACTTTCTCTGCCGACTTTTCCCGGTCCGGCTTCAGGTTGCCCGCGGGGTCCTGCCGCAGCGCGAGGTTCGAGATCATCCAGGTGAGCACGGGGTTGCCCCCATGCCGCAGCTTCCGCCCGCTCACGAGGCGTAGCAGCTCCTTCGTCGGCGCGCTCATCGAGGCGAAGCCCTGGCCGAAGTCGAGCATCTTCGTCGCGTCGCTGCCGGACCCGAAAGCGTCCTGCAGGTGCGCGACGAGCTGTGAGGCATTCCATCGGTCAAACGCAATTCCCTTGATGCGGTGGTCGTCGGCGAGCTCGAGCAGGTCGCGCTCAACGTAGTCGTAGTCCGTCACGTTGCCAGGAGTCGTGGTGATCCAACCCGCCTCCACCCACACGTCGAATCGCACGCTCGCCTGTTGGGATCGCTGCCGCACGCGCTCCTCCGGCATCCAGAAGCGACAGAGCACGTCGAAGAAACCGGCGTCGTCGGGCCCGAAGAGCAGCACGAAGGCGGTCAGGTCGCTAGTCGCGGCCAGGTCGAGGCCTCCCCAGCAGGCTTTCCCCATGAGCCGCGCGTGGTCGATCGGCTCGGCGCCGGCGGCCCACACGTCCATGTCGATCGCGCGCGACGCCTGCTCGGTCCACTGGTTCAGATGTAGACGCCTGAAACGGTTCTGCCACGCGGGAACCTGCTGCGCCTGAGCACAGTCCACTCTCAGCTTCTCGGGCTTCACGCTGATGCCGTAGTTCGGATTCGCCTTGCGCCAGGTCGTCTCGCTCTTCCAGTCGTCGCCCTCATCAGCACACGCGATGAACGCGTAGTAGGCGTCGTCGACGATCACACCGGAGAGGACCTGGACGGCGTACTCGTGCAGCTTCCAGGCGACGGACTGGCGGTCGTAACCGGCCGTCGTGGTGTAGGCAATCAGCGGTTGTCGCCGGGCCCCGGTCGCGGTTTTCAAAACGTCCACCACGCCGGAAGTTCGATGCGCGTGCACTTCGTCGATCACGACGACGTGAGGGGATAAGCCATCCATCGTGTCTTCATCCGCGCCCAACGGTTCAAACTTGCACGACGACGAGTTGCAGAGGACGTTCGCGTAGGCGTCGATGCGCTTCTTGAGGGCTGGCGACTGCGCGACCATTTCGCGGGCGTCGCCCCAAACGATCTTCGCCTGATCGCGTTTTGTGGCCGCGCAGTATCCCTCAGCGGCCTGCTCACCATCGAAGAAGCCGAGTAGCAGGCCGAGCCCCGCGGCCAGCGTGCTTTTTCCATTTTTTCGCGGTAGCTCCCACCACGATTCACGGAAGCGCCGCGTGTCGTCGCTCTGGATCCAACCGAGCAGCGAGCCGATGATGAACTGCTGCCAGCCGGCGAGCTCGAACGGCTTCCCGGCCCATTCGCCCCGGAAATGTCTCAGCACCTTCCGGAAGAAGGCGATTGCCTTGGCGGCGCGCGTCGCGTCCCACCGCAGCCCGCGCGCGGCGCCCTCGACCTGGTCGCGGAGGTGCCGCTCGCAGGCCAGCCGATGCAGACGGTTGACGAGCACGTCGCCCGCCACCACGCGCTCGGCGTACTCCGTGACGGGATCCGCCGGCGCCGGCTTACGCACGCTTCCCGCCTTCGATCAGCCACAGGTCGACGTCGTCCCTCTCGACTTGCGGAGCTGTCTGGACCTTCGTCCGCATCGCCGGCGACAAGCCGAACAACGCCAGGCCACAGATGTACCGGCGCCACGCCTCGGCCGCCACCATGACCGCGGGGTGCGTGCGCCGCATCTTCGAGCCCGACGCTGTCTCCGTCGTGTAGAACCGCCCCTCCTTGCGCAGCACCGCGCGCGCCGCCGAGTGGTCCTCGTACGCGATCGCGACCGCCTCGAGCGCAGGCCCGTCTGCCACCGTGAGCACCTTCATGGACGCCGCGAGCGCGGCCAGGCGGTCCCATTCCGCAGAGGCGGCGGCGCCCAGCCGCGGCTTCGGCGGCGCGCCGGCTTGGGGGCGGGGTTCGCGCGGGTTCAGACGGGAGGAGCGGCGCTCCCCGTGCGCCCGCTTCACCTGGCTGGGCAGCGGTCGCCGGCCACTACGCCCGGGCACTTTTGCCTTTCATTGCTGTCCGCGTCGCGAGAAAGTTACGACGACGGTACGGGGGAAAAAATCCTCCAACATTCTTGGCCCCCTTAGGGTCCGATGAAGCCGACGATGGTGGCTGAGTAGCTCGTGGCCGCAGAGGGGGCGACGCAGAGCGCCGCAGCGGCCGGCGGCTTGAGGCGCGTCGCGTAGGTATGATCCCAGTTGCCGACCGCCGCACCGAACTGAACCGCGTGCGTAAGATCGGCAGTGCCCGTCCCGCAGTTCGAGCCGGTACCGGTGACCACCTTGAGCGTTTGGGCCGTGGCCACGTTGTTGGAGAACGTGACGTCGGTGACGTGGTTCGCAAGCCCTACACCCGGCGCCGCTTGGCATTGCGTTGTCACGGTGGCGGCCGTGACGCGGCACTGGAACGGGGTGACGTTCCAATACAACCCGGCCTGGTCGGCGTAGAGGATGCGCGCCAGCGACAGCAACGCGATCACGACGAGCAGGGCCGATACGCCCGCCCAGAGCTTGCTGCGCATCATCACGCCGCCTCGGGGGCCCGGGCACCAGCCCTCGGCCGACGGCCGGTGGCCACGTCGAGCACGAGCCGTCGAACCTCGGCCTCGGTCATGGAATCGCTGGCCCCGTACAGACGGAGCGTGGCCACCGCGACCGCGCGGGCGGTCTCCCCCAGCGGCGACGGGTCGGGGGGCCACTCCGACCGCCGTTGCCGAAGCAGCCATGCTACATAGTTCCCCAGCTCGCCCGGGTCTCCGCGCCATGGCAGCGTGACGCCGCGCTGTCGCTCCTCGAGCAGACGCACGATCGCTCGCTCGACGTGGTGCGGCGCTGCAATCACGACGGCCACCTCACGCGGCTTCGCCGCCCTCGGCCTGCCGGGCCGCACGGGCCAACACCTCGCGGGCCACCGCGGAGACGCTCACCGGGCGACCCGCGGCAATCGACTCGTGCGCGGCGCGCTCCACCAGGAAGCGCCGCTCGCTCTCGCCCAGGTTCACCGTCACCGGGGCCAATCGCTCGCTGCTACGCTGCGTCTCGCTCATGGTCATAGCTTCACAGGCACGTCTACGCGCCTATCGACGCAGAACTGCCGATTCCTGCACGCCATGAACGTCTCGACTCCTCTCTCTCGCTCGCCCCCGCGCGTTTCCAGCGCTCTGTGAACGTTCGCGCCCCCATCGCAGAAACGCCGCCTCGTCGATCCGGAGCGACCCGCCGATGCGCAGGGCCCAGGGCTTGCCCCGTGCGAGGCTCCGCAGGCGCCGCTCCGGGAGCGATAGGAGCGCTGCCGCGTCCTCGGGCGTGAGGAACCGCGTCGGCGGCGGCTCCATCAGCCGCGCGATCGCGGCATCGCGGGCCAGATCGAGCGCATGGATTAACGCGCGGAGGTCCTCCAGTCGCGCCATGGCGACTCGTTGCAGCAGCTCGTCCGCGAGGTCGGGCATCACACGAGCGCGGCCCGCAGGAGCGTTGGCCAGCTCGCCCACGTCACGCCATCACGGCGAGCCCATCGGCACAACTGGGCCACGTCCACGCCTGCCGTTTCCGCAGCTCGCTCGGCCGGCGCCCACCGCCTGGCCGGAGCGCCAGCCATCCGGGCGGCCACCGTACCCAGGCGCGCCGTGAGGGCGAGTGCCAGCCGCCCCAGCCCCTCCGGCTCGCACTCGGCGATGGCGTGGTCCAGCGCTTCGAGGGCGCGCGCCGGGTCGCTCACGACGACCTTCCCAGCTCGCGCACGTCGGGCTGCCGCTGGCGATCGCGCCACCGATGGACGAGCCGGCGGGCGTTGGGCGGCGCCGGGAAGGCGGTCAGGGCCTCCAGCTCCGAAGCGCATGGCCAGTCCCGCGTCTTGACCTGGACGAGGACGATGTCGACCGAGCTGATCCCGATGAGGTCCCCAATCGCCCAAGCTTGCCGCGGCGCGCGTGACCGCGTAGCCGGCGGCCTCCAGCAGCAGCCGGGAGCGGTGCTCGTTCCGCGTTCCCTTCGCCTTGGCGTTCATGCGCCCGCCGTCACCATTCGCGGCGCTGCGAGCGACGCGGTGAAGTAGCGCTCGCACTTCGCGTTCTTCTCTGTCGCGCAAACATCCAACGTGAAGTGGAACTCCGAGTTGAGCAGATCGAAGAGGGGCTGCGGCGTGCTCCATTCATCGGTCGCGGAAGCGAAGTGGACACCATCCCTGGCCATCGTGTAGATGCCCTGGCTCGTCAACTCCTCGCCGGCCGCGGTCCGTTCCGCCTCCAACTCGCGCACGCGCGCCTCTGGGACCTTGGCCATGGTCTGCCACCGGTGGGATTGCATTGGCTTGATGCCCAAATCTCCCAT